GAGGCGGCGACGGGCGACCTCGTCGGTCTACGAGAAGTACAACGGCTCGGTCGTTGCCCACAGCCGCGCCGATGCCCAGTTGCTCGCCAAGGCGATGGCTGACCGAGGGGCGATGGCATACGACGGTCACGCAGAGGGGGCAGGGGATCCGATGCTGGCCCCTTACCGCCCTGTGTACATCCAGACCACTGACACCACTTCTAACGGGTACTGGATCGTCAAGAGTGTCGTTCACACTGTGAACGTCAACGTCTATACCTGCCAGACAGTGGTATCCACCGACGAGGTGACCCCACAGCGAGCGGCACCGCCCGCTTACCGAGTGCGGGATCTGTCACAGGAACTGCAGCAGGGGTGGTCACCGTTCACGTTCTCCGGTAGCCGCCTCAAGCCGCTGTCTCATTCATTCGTCGCAGGAAACACCTTCCGACCTGACGGATTAGTGGCCCAGTGGGTCGCTGTATAGCCGATAGACCGCTCTGATTCCAGAAAGAATGGACACATGAAGACCATCAGCCTCCCCTTCCGCTTTGACGGGTACGGGCGTGTCGCGACGACTAGCGACATGTCCAAGATCTGGGCTGACCGGGTTCGGAGTGTCATCTCGACTGCACTCGGAGAGCGCATTATGCGCCCCAACTTCGGGACCCCGACACCACTCTGGCTGTTCCACAGCACGGAGGCCATCGAGTCCGTACTGGACGTCGATGTTGCCTCGGCCTTCGCCACTTGGCTACCGGCCCTCAAGTACCAAGGTCTGACGTACACGCCGGTCGATGACACGGGGGAAGTCCAGATCGACGTCCTATACGCCACCCCAGAGCGCGCCACCGCTCTCGACGCTGTGACCATCGTGATTGAGGTTGACTGATGACTGACATTCTCCCCACCCAGATCGACTACACCTCGCGGGACTACGCCTCCCTGCGTCAGGACTTAATCGCTCGCGTCCAGAAGTCGGTGCCAGAGTGGCAGCCCAGCGACCCCTCAGACTTCGGGATCGTGCTGGTCGAGGCCTTCGCCCATCTCGGTGACATCATGTCCTACTACATCGACCGGGCGGCTAACGAGTCAACCCTGTCAACTGCGACACGCCGTGCTTCGGTTTTGGCGCTTTCCAGAGACCTCGGCTACGAGCCTGCTGGCTACACCTCCAGTTCAGTGACCCTGTCGTTCGCCAACTCGTCCGGTGGCGCTGTCACGATTCCTGAGGGAACGGTGGTCACGGCAGCCGTCGAGAAGGACGACGTCCTCCTCTACATCCCGTTTGAGACCGACTCTCAGGTCATCGTTTCGGCCAACTCTGCAGGAACCGTGACGGCCACTCAGGGGCAGACGATGAAGGGGGCCAGCGGCTACGGGGAGTCCCTTGGCCTGAGCAACGGCGCTCCAAACCAGTACCTGCGGCTCCCGAGTGACACCGTCGTCAAGGAGTCGGTGGTCGTCTACGTCTACGACGGGGTCAACTACTACCCGTGGACCCGCGTGTCCCATGTCGTGGACTACACGCCGACCAGCCGTGTCTTCCGCGTGGTTGACGACGGCTACGGCGGCTTCTACGTCCAGTTCGGGGACGGTGTCTCGGGCATGGTCCCGCCGCAGGGGCATGTCATCTACGCGACCTACCGGAAGGTGGATGGGACCAACGGCAACGTGTCTGCGAACACGATCAAGGAGATCACCTCGGTCCCCGGCCTCAACGCTGGTCAGGTTGCCGTTCTGGTTGGCACTCTGACTGTCACGAACGAGAACCCGGCCACCGGTGGCTCGGACCCGGAGGACCTCGCGTCCGTTCGCAACAACGCGGCGCAGGCCTACCGCGCCAACAACCGCGCAGTCTCGCTGGAGGACTACCAGACTCTGGCTCTGCAGGTCCCCGGCTGTGGAAAGGCGAGCGCCCAGTCGAGCGTCCCCAGTTCGGTCATCCTGTCGGTGGCCCCCTCGCGTAACGTCGGAGTGGCAGAGGCTCGCCCCGGCTACCTCGACCAGAGCGGTACAGGAGTCGGGCCGTGGGTCACCACCGCCGAGTACGACGCGCTCAAGGCCGACGTCAAGGACTACGTCACCACTCGCGCCCTCGCTGGGACAACCGTCACGATGGTGGACGCGGTGTACACCCCAATCAGCGTCACACTGGCCGTGACCTCACTCCCTAGCGTTCTCAACGCCGACGTTGTCACCATCGTCAGGCAGGCATTGGCCGACCGCTTTGAATACTCCAGCGTTGACTTCGGAGCCTCGGTCCTGACCACCGACATCATCTCTCTGGTGGCATCACTGGGCGTCACCCAGAGTGTGACGATCTCGGTTCTCAAGAAGACCGCTGACGTCGATGGTGTGAACAACCTCGTAGCGGGGGAGTCGGAGATCTTCCTTCTCCCCGAGGTCAACATCACAGTGAACGCTACTGGCGGTGCCGCGTGACCTGTGGGGTCTACCGCGCCGTAGTCCAAGACAACCGAGACCCGGCGTCAGCCGGTCGGATCAAGGTGATCATCCCGGCCATTTCCGGTGGGTCAGTGACCGACTGGATTTGGCCAGTGGTCGCATCCGGCTATCTGGTCCTCCCGAAACCCGGCCAGCAGGTCTGGGTGATGTTCGAAGCAGGAGATGACGACAACCCGGTGTGGGTCGGCAGCACCAAGGAGCACGCCGCCTACGCCAACCTCATCACCCGCATCGAGGACCTAGAGGCCGACATGGTGTCGGTCAAGTCCCGGCTGACCGCGCACGGCATTTAGCCATGACCTCCACCAGCACCTCCGAGACAATGAGAGTCGTACCCAATACCTAGGCGGTTCAGATGGCAGCGGTTTTCCCAACCTCGGTCAAGATCTTCACGGCAAAGACCGACCTCGTTGACACGGTTCTGGCCGACCATGTCAACGTCCTGCAGGACGAGGTCAACGCCACTCAGTCAACGCTGGGGACGGGTCTGCTCTCCTCGGCGTGGGGTAGCACTTGGGCTGTACCGGCCAGCCATGCCTCGGTCGCCGCGCGCCTGAGCAACATCGAGTCGAACCTCGGGTACCTCAACAACAACTTGGCCCCCGTCGCGACCACCGTCACCCTTACGGGCACCCAGACCCTGACTAACAAGACTCTGACGACCCCGACCATCGCCCAGATCAAGACGAACGGTGGAGCGTCCACGGTCACCCTCCCGACGACGTCGGACACTCTCGTCGGTCTGGCTACCACGGACACCCTGACGAACAAGACGCTGACCCTGCCGACCATCGGAGGCACGGGAGCGAGGTTCAGCGGCGCGACCTCGGGGACCACGACCATCGTCGCCACCGCCGTGGCTGGCACGACCACCCTGACCCTCCCGGCTGCCACCGACACTCTGGTCGGCAAGGCCACGACCGACACGCTCACCAACAAGACCCTGTCGGCTGGCACCATCGCCGGTGGCACGCTCACCGGCACCCTTACGGCCACGGGTGCCACGATCACGGGTGGCACGGTCAACGCCACCACCCTCCAGCAGGGCGGCGTGCAGGCGGCGACCCTGACCGACACCCAGACTATGACGAACAAGACCCTGACCTCTCCGACCATCAACGGCGGCACGGTCAACTCGGCCACCACGATCACCCTGACCGGCGCGCAGGCCACCACCTCTCGCGTCCGTAACATCACCCTGTCCACAGTCGCACCCATCAGCACTGACGGCGTAGACGGGGACGTCTGGTTGAAGTACACGCCATGACGCACTACGTCAAGATCGCTGGCGCGTGGAAGTTGGTTGACCAGCCGTACGTCAACGTCGGTGGCGTGTGGAAGGCGACGAACCAGTCCTTCGTCAAGATCGGTGGAGTCTGGAAGTCGCTCAGTGTGGCGGTCCCTGACCTCATTGGCCTGTCACCGGCTGCTGCCGACGCTGCCCTGACCGCAGCCCAACTCACCAAAGGAACGGCATCGTCCGGCTACACCAGCAGCCTCGCGCTGGACAACAAGGTCGGTGTCCAGAGCATCGCCGCCGGTACGCTTGTCACTCCCGGTACAGTCGTGGATTACACCTACACGACCTACCTCGCTACCCCGGCCACGCCGACGATCACCTATCAGGGAGCGACCGGCAAGTTCACGATCACGAACTACAACGCTGCGTACCTCTACGAGGTCACCGCTGGCTCCGTGGTCGGCAACACCCTGACTCTCCCAAGTGCAACCTCGACTGCCTCCGTGAAGGCTCGGTCATTCGTCGGCGGTGACTGGTCTGGGAGTCAGGCGTACTCCAACCACTACGCCGACATGACGCCTGACACGCGCTACTGCAACCCGACCGGGACCTACTGCTGTGCGTCCAGTCAGTACTGCCACTGCGGCACCGGTGCTCCCTGCGACAGTCAGTCGTGGGGGCAGTGTGGCTGTCCGGCAGAGATGTGTTGGTACGGCTCGTACTGCACTCAGAACTGCACCTCCTACGACTGTGGAGGTTCGGCACCCGCACTAATCGACCAACCCGGCTACACATGGAGTGGAACAGAATGGTACAAGTACAGTTAGAGGCAGTGGCTGGCGAGCCGTTCGACGCCCCCTTCTTCACGACACAGGTCTTCCCCCGCAACCGGATGCTCGGCTTCGTGCCGCCTCCGGACCTCGGTATGCACATGTCGCTCACAACGGCCAGCGGCACGGAGTACGAGTTCGTCTTCGGCAAGGGCCTGTGTGAGGGTCGTCAGCCGGACGGTACCGCCGTGGTTGTGTTCGCAATCCACGACCCCATCGAACTTGGCTACGGCGAGCACACGTTCCATGTGACTGCTACAGGTGCGACTGGCGAGACCGTCCTTGACCAGACTGGCACTCTGACTGTCGTTCCCAACCCTGACGGTGTCGAGCACTCTCCCGGCAGGCCGACATGGTTCGACGCCTTCTACCCGGTGCTCTACCCCGAGCAGAACGTCGCCCCCGACGTCCTGCCGCCACCGGAGGTTGGTGTCGCCGTCCGCGACGAGCGACTGGCCATCTGCAAGGAGTGCCCGTTCTTCAACGCCGAGACTGGTGAGTGCTCCGAGTGTGGTTGCTACATGCCCCTCAAGACCGGCCTTCTCAGTGCGTCCTGCCCCATCGGTAAGTGGGGAGTCCCGCATGCCTAAGAAGGTGACCCCGCTCGACTTCCTCAAGTCGGACACGGAGTACGCCTCGGAGGAGATGGCCAACGTCCGGTTCAGTATCTGCAAGGACTGCCCCGACCTCATCCCCGGCATCAAAGTATGTAAGCACTGCGGTTGCTTCATGGCGGCCAAGACCAAGTTGGCCGAAGCAACATGTCCCATCGGGAAGTGGTAGCAGATGGCAAGGTATGACACTTTCCAGTACTCGCAGTGGGTCTACGGTGGTGGCCGTAGGCTCACCCGGTCCACGCTGCTAGCGACCGTGGTGAACTACCTGACCATCGACGTCAACATCTCCACCCCGACCGAGACTGGCAAGACGTACTACCTCGTCCGGACCTACAACGGGACCGCCGAGCATCCAATGGCTGGCCTCATCGTGTCCACCGGAACGATAACCGCTACGGAGTACACGATCACTGACGGCGTCAGCAACTACGCCGACTCGATCACCTACAACGACGTCGCGCTCACGCCGGGGTGGGTCTACTACACGCTGTTCATCGTGGACGCATCTGGGACTTGGTCGAAGGAGGCGGCGACCTCTGTCCTGCTGCCGTACGACCGTGGCACGAAGACGTATCTCCTCAACGCACTCCCGGCGGTGTTCACCTCTCCTGACGGCAATCCGATCACGCCTGCCGACTCTGCCAGTGATCTGGCTAGGTTCCTGACTGGCTTCACCACGACGTACGACGAACTGGCTGCCGCCATCGACACGATCCTTCCGGACAAGAGGTCCAAGCAGACGATCCGCAGGCTCCATGACGCCTACGCCGAGAGCGTCGGCATGCCTAGCGAGTACACCATCGGCACGGCGGCGACGGCGCGGCTCGCTCGCGAGTCTGGCTACATCTACCGGAACAAGGGGACGCTGTCCGGCATCGCGACCTACGTCGAGGCCGTCACTGGCTGGCAGACGACGGTGACCGAGTCCACCAACAAGTTCCTCAGTCTGGATGACGGCTCGTTTGAGGGGACGACCGGCAACTGGTCAACGACTGGTGGCACCCTGACTCGCGTTCCGGTTGACGGCGTAACCGTCACCGCCGCCAACACGCTCTACAACTACGAGACCTCGACGTCGTCGTGGCACAAGGCCGCAGTCGGTCTGGCCACCATGACCGGGGCGTCGATGGTCATGACGCTCCCCGGCACGGCTGACATCCTCAAGTGCATCCCGGTAACGGCTGGACAGACTTACCGGTTTGAGGTCCCGACCAAGCGAGTCACCGGAACCCCGACTGTCACGCTGGCTATCAACTGGCTGACCCAGACCGGATCACTGGTCTCCACCTCCACCGGCACGGCTACGGCCACGGCTGCTGGCTGGACGGCTATCACCTACACGGCGGCTGCCCCGGCTACGGCGGCGTTCGCCCAGTTGACGGTCACCCTGACTGGTTCCGCAACAAACAGCCTGCACATCGACCTGATGTCGTTCACT